ATTAATATCCAGGATGATTACACAAGCCAGGATCTGGTGTGAAAATTATATATCTAGGGATATTGTTTCAAAAAATAGATCTTATTTCCTGGATGCTACAAATGGATTGTTTAGCATTCCTTTTGGTCCAGTTAGCTCAATTACTAGTATTGTTGCAAATTTAATAACTGTAACATTTACAAATATCGGCTTAGATAATGAAACCATTGAATTAGATGGGGGTCCAGCGGTTAATGTTACTGTTGTTTATATAACATCTGGATTAAATGATTCGCTTTTACAACAAGCAATTTTACAGTTAGCAGCAACATATTACGAAAACAGATCTGATTTTGTAACTGGTACAATTACGTCAGATATTTCAACTGATACTAGAGATATTTTAAATTCATATAAAGCAATGTTTCTGTAATGAATCCAGGCAAACTAAATACTAGAATAATAATTAAGCAATTAATTAAATCAGCTGATGGTTTTGGCGGCTTTACCAACACAGTAACCACTTATGGAACCATTTGGGGTGATGTTAAACAAATAAGCGGTAAAAGAGACACTAACAATGGTCAAAGAAGCACTAAAACACAAGTTGAGGTTATATGTAGAGCTAGAACCATTGATGATGTTAATGCTAATGCAACTGAGGATTGGATATTTCAAATTGAAGGCAATAATTTAACATATAGAGTCAATGACTTGTTTCAAAGTGAATTAAAATATTACACTAAAATAATAGGTACTAAAATTGATTAATGGCAGCAATAGGTGTTAAAATAAATAAACAAGACATGAATCTCTTAGCAAAAAAAATTGCTGAGCTAAAAAAACTGTCTAAACAAGATTTAAGCAATAATATTGCTCATGCTGCTGTTAGCATTGCAAATGATGCCGCCCAAAAAGCACCAGTTGCAGCTAAATTTGGCGGTACATTGAGACAATCAATTGGAAGTGAAGCCAAGGGAAATACAGCTGTTATATATGCTAAAACTAAATATGCTGCATATCAAGAATTTGGAACTGGCAGATATGTTGATGTTAGTGAAGCAACTAAACTTGGGATCCCAGCATCTGAGATTAAAAGATTATATAAAGGTGAAGGAAAAAGAAAAGTTAATATAAATCCACAACCTTATTTTTTCCCAGCTGTTAGAAGGGGGTTAAAAAAATTATTAGATAATATTAAAAGAGATATAAACAAAATAACCAAGTGAAAGATCCAATTAAATACATAAGATTAAAAGTTTTAAATGCCTTAATTGGTAATATAACGTCAAACGGATCTAGTGTTCCTATTTATAATAGAGTGCCAACAGTCGCTGTTTATCCTTTTATTAGGGTTTATGGTTTATCTACTAATTCAATTGATGACAACCAAAGTAAATATAATGTTGAATGTATTACTAGAATTGAGGTTGTCACTAGATTTAGTGGTGATAGTGGTGGTGATTTAAGTGCTAACGATATTATGAATCAAATAACAAATTTATTAGTTACTAAAAATCAAAGTGCATTTGATTTAAGTGCTTATGATTTCAATTGTTATGCTGTGCAAAATGCTGGAGTAACTTATTTAGAAGATGATTCTATTGATCACAGTTATTTTAGAGGAATATTAGAATTATCAAACAAAGTTGAACAAACAAATTAAAATGGAAGGTACAAGCATGAAATTATATATAATGAATACAATAGCACTAGGGATTTCTTTGACTAATATTGAAGTTTCATTAAGAATAATTTTATTACTGGCTACTATTATTTATACAATACAAAAAATTAAAGGGAGAAAAAATGAGTAAAGAATTAAGTGAGGAAACAAATTTAAACATTAGTATAAAATCTTTAATTGGTATTGGTATTGCTTTGTCAACTCTTATTGGTATGTGGTTTGCTTTACAAGCGGATATACAAGAAGCTAAAGAGCTGCCAAAGCCAGAAATAAGCAGAACTGAATATGATTTAAAAGATCAATTAATTAGAGAAACTATCATGAATACTGGAACTAAAGTTGAGGAAAATAGTGATGCTCTAAAAAATATTGATCAAAAATTGTTTGAAATAATTAGTAAATGAAAAATTATATATTATGTGTGATATTTGTATTGGTTGCGGTTTGTGTTAAAGCTCAAGATATTACTGTTTTGCAGATTAATGCTGAGTGGAATAAAAAAAATAATTATGATCTTAGTGATCTTAATGGTGTTATTGTAAAATTTAGCTATTTAAAAGATCAACCCAAAGATGTACAAAAAAGCATTAGTGCTGTGCCAATAATTGTTATTATTGATAAAACTGGAAGGGTTAGAATGCAATATGTTGCTGATTTATCTTTTAAAATAAAGGCATCAAATATGGAAATTCAAAATTTTATAAATAAATTATGAGAGTATTAATATTATTATTTTTCATCATAAGCTGTGGAACTTATACTCCTAAACCAACTATAAAGCATGTTTTAGCGGTTACAAGTGAGGGCGATACTTTACTGTTGCCAATAGATAAAATACGACCTAATATATACCGATCTATTTATCCATTATATGGCAGAACCTGGGATTCTTATTACTATAATGGTTGGCAGTATAATAGTAATGTTTATTTCAATAACAGAACTTATGAGTATAATAGTAAAAGTAGTAATAACACTTATAAACCTAAAGCAGAAACAAAAGACATTTCAAGGTTAGACGTTAATAATAGTAAAGTCAAATTAAAAAACTAATAAATGAGCAAAATTAGTAAACATATAACTTATAAAGAAGCTACAAGAAGCGTCACAGCAATACGTTTAAACATAGATAATAAGCCAAATGACTATCAGCTCCAAAACATGGAGTTAATTGCGGAAAAAGTATTTGAACCGCTTAGAAAAGCAGTTAATGGTCCAATACAAATTAATTCTTTTTTTAGAAGTGAGGATCTAAACACAGCTATTGGCGGATCAACAAGATCACAACATTGCCAAGGCAGAGCAATTGACCTGGATGACAATTATGGTTATATGTCAAATAATGATATGTATAACTATATAAAAAATAATTTAGATTTTGACCAACTAATATTTGAGTTTCCAGACAACAAAGGCAATGCCGCCTGGATTCATGTGAGCTATGTAGATGCTGATTCAAACAGAAAAAGATGTTTAAAAGCAATTAAAGAAAATGGCAAAACAAAATATATAGATATTACAAACGAATAAAATGAAAAACTGGGAGTGTACTATATTAGAAAAATTATCAACTGGTCCGTTGTTAGGGTTTAGCTATTATGCTGCTGATGAGTATAATGATTTTATAGAATTAAATATATATTTAATATTATTTGCTATTCATTTTAAATTTTATGATAATGAGTGATAAAAAGAAATTCAAAGAAACAACAATTGGAAAGCTATTATTTGGAGCTGCTTCAATGATAAATCCAGCTTTAGGAAGTGTTTTAAATGGTGTTAGCACACCGCAAGAAGCATTGGCGGCTATTGGTAAATCTAAGATCTCAAATGATGATAAAATCAAGCTCCAGCAAATGATTTACGATCAACAAAATAAAGAAATGGAAGCTGTCACAGCCAGGTGGGAATCGGATCAAAAAAGTGATTCCTGGATGGCTAAGAATGTACGACCTATGGTTTTAATATGGTGCATTGTAGTTTTTTCATTAGCTGGTATTTTAGACAGTATTGACAATGTGCCTTTTACTATTGGAGTTACTTGGAATGATACTTTTGAAAAGGTTATGATGGCTGTTGTATTAGCATATTTTGGTGGGCGATCAAGTGAAAAAGCAATTGATATATTTAAGAAAAATGGCTAAAAATATAGTACAAGCATTTAAAGCAAATACCAGAAAAAAAAGAAAAGGAATCCACTCCAAAAATGCTAGTAAAGGGCAAACTGGATATAAAAAAAAGTATAAAGGGCAAGGGAAAAAAAGGTAAACGAAATTGCTTAAATTTGTAAAAAAAGAATATGGCAACAACATTAACTGGTTTAAGGGTCCAAGATACTTATAATGCAATAATAAAAATTGGTGACAATTCAACACTAACTGGAACTGGGAAACTGCTTAGTGATGGTTTTGGCAATAATTCTAACCTCTATTTATCAACTACTAGCTTAGGGATTGGAGTTGCACCAACGGAAAACCTACATATTGCTGGATCCATGAGATTAACTGGATCTTTTAAAGATAAAAACAACGAATCTGGAACGACTGGGCAAGTATTAACATCAACAGCAACGGGTACTGACTGGAAAACGATCAGCGATATTGATGGCGTAACCTCAGCAACTGGCGGAACTGCTAACTATGTGCCAGTTTTTACAAGTGCCAGAAACATTGAGAATAGTATTATACAAGCATCAG